CCAAAAACTGCAGGTTTATCTTTACGTGTAACTACAAAAACAAAATTATCGACCCTTTACATAGTAGGTGTACTGTTATTGACTTCAATGTTAACAAAAAAGACAAACCAACAATAGCAGCAGGATTTTTTCAGAGAATAATAGAGATACTAGAATTAGAAAGAATTAGTTATGATAAGAAAGTTATAATTGAATTAATTAATAAACATTTTCCTGATTGGAGGAGAGTGTTAAATGAGTGTCAAAGATACTCAGTTGGAGGTGAAATAGACTCCGGAATATTAGCGTCCTTTTCAGATGTTTCAATCAATGATCTCACCAAGAATCTCAAAGAAAAAAACTTTTCCGAAGTTCGGAAATGGGTTAATACCAACATGGATAATGATACTACTTTGCTTTTCCGTCGTATTTACGATAGTTTGTATGAGACCTTGGTTGTTAGTTCCATTCCTGCTGCTGTTCTTGTTCTGGCTAAATATCAATTCCAAGTAGCATTTGTTGCAGATCAGGAAATAAATATGCTTGCATGTCTAACCGAACTAATGGTGGAGTGTGAATTTAAGTGATTAAAGTTTTAAAAAATTATTATACTGAGAATTATCATCAACTAAAAAATCATGTGCTCGCAGGAAATTTTCCTTGGGTTTACATTCCTGTCACTACCTTTGATGGTTCTTCTGATATGAGTTTTTACGGGCATGAGTTTTTACGAAGACCTGAGATGGTTGGATTTACACAACCAGTTTCACAACTTTTAGAATTAAACTTAATAGTTTTAAAGGAGATTATTGATAGTAATAAATTATTCGATGCCTATTATTTTTTAAGATCAAATGCAAATTGCACTCACCCAAATGAAGGAGAACAATACTCCACACCACATATTGATCATCCATTCCCACATCAAAATTTATTAATTTATTTGACAGATGGAATAACTTATGTTGATGGTGAAAAGTATGAGGGAAAAGAAGATGATGCCATAATTTTTACGGGAGAACATTACATAAAGAGACCCTCTAAAGATAGAAGGGTTGTTTTGATCTCAACCTTAGTTGGTCATAAAGAGGATTGACTTTTTAAGATTGAGTTGCTACAATAGTATTATTGAGACATTAAAATGACAGTTAAATTAATTCGTATGTGGTCTGGTGAAGATGTAATCACCGATGTTGTTGAGAAAACAAAAGATCACTACATAATCGAAAATCCAATAGTGGCTGTTCCTTCACAGCAACAAGGACAAATTGCATTTGCTCCTTGGTCTCCTTTACTAGCAAAAGGTGATGGAATTGAAGTTACTAAAAAATATGTTGTTTACGAAGCAGATCCTCAAGAAGATATTGTCGAACAGTACAATTCTATGTTTGGTAAATTGTCAACACCTACAAAGAAACTGATACTCTAATGGAAACACATCGAAAGACACTATTACATCTCTTAAAAGAAAGAGCATATAAGAAGGGTAGTTTTATTTTATCATCAGGTAAAGAGACAGAGCATTATATTAATTGTAAACCGGTCACACTATCTTGTGAAGGTAATGCACTATGTTCACATCTGATGATCGAACATGTTGAAGATAACTCGGTTGCAGTTGGTGGTCTTACACTTGGTGCTGATCCATTAGTTTGTGGTATTGCACAAAAAGCATACTACTCAGGTAAGCATATTGATGCACTGATTGTAAGAAAGAATCCAAAAGGATATGGTACAAAAGAAGTTATTGAAGGTAACAAGCCACCTAAAGGATCCATCGTTACAGTATTAGAAGATGTAACAACTACAGGTAGTAGTGCAATCAAAGCAGTAAATGTTTTGCGTAATGCGGGTTATATTGTGAATCGTGTCATTGCAATTGTTGATCGTCAAGAGAATCATAAGGTATGGGAAAATAATGAAATAGAATTTATTTCTCTGTACAAATTAGAGGATATTATTGAATGAATTGTTGGCATTGTGGAACTGAATTGATCTGGGGAGGTGATCATGATCTTGACGATTTTGGAGAATCAGAGTATAGTATGGTAACTAATTTATCATGTCCTCGATGTAATTCTTATGTTGAGGTTTATTATCCGCGTCAAGATCAAAATGACTAAATCTTTTACAAAACTAAAACATCAAGTGAAATCAAGTAGATACTACATCTTTTGGGGTGCTGCTACTGTAGCAGTTATGGCAGGTCAAATCTACGTTGGTAACGGATATCGTCAGATGTCTGAAAAAGTTGGAGATCTTACTGAAATAATTGAGATCAAAATGGAAATGGAATTATTAGAGAAACAAAGAAACCCATATGGAATACTGCCATTATGATACCACACTTAACATTAAATCCTAACATTACCTTTCCAATATCGGTTGCGGTGATTACAATATTATTAGCAGGGTATGGAGTCTATAAGGGATTCTTTGCCAATGAAAATTTGAGAGATCCTTGGGATGACCATGACGATTAGTGTTGTTGATGAAAGTAAGGCAGAATGGGCTGCTGACAAGTTTATAGATTATTTTCAGAACTTTAGTTCGATAGAAGATTATTTGCGTTATGCAAAAGGTCAGGCAGTATCAAGCATGGCAGTCATACCCGGTATTTCTGATAAGGATGCATTTTTAAATGAAGATATACATCCACAGGATATGGACTTTGAAGTTAAATTTGTAGGAGATAGATTTCAAGATAGTATTAGTCAAGACATTTATATTAAGTATCTAACAGCAACATCATCTCATGTTATTGAACATAATATTCCCGGAAGAGAATTACGTTGGATGGTGTATGAAAAGAATACAAAAAAGATTATTGGATTCATTCGTTTTGGATCTCCAACTATAAATTCTAAACCTAGAAATATTTGGTTAGGAAAAGCACCTGATCTTTCTAGATTCAATCGTCATGCTGTTATGGGATTTGCTATTGTTCCCTCACAGCCTTTTGGATTTAATTATCTTGGTGGTAAACTTTTAGCATTGATGTGTGTATCTCATTATGCTAGAGAACAAGTATCTAAAGTATTTGAAAAAGATATTGCATTATTTGAAACAACATCGTTGTATGGTTCAACCACAAGTGCATCTCAATACGACGGATTAAAACCTTTCATAAGATATAAAGGATTAACAGATAGTAAGTTTTTACCATTGCTTCATAGAGAGAAGTTTCATGAACTTCACAATGCATTTACAGAGTGGAATGATAATCAACCACTCACTGAGAATCGTGCATCATCTAAAAAGATGAAGAGACAAACTAAGATGATATCAATTATTAGAAATAGTTTACAGGATAAAGATAAATTAAATAAATTTAATTCTGTCATTCAAATGGCATTTAGTCTTACACAACAAAAGAGAGCATACATATCTGATTATGGTTATGGTAATGTTCGTGAAGTGATTAATGGTGAACAAGATAAATTAGTTCGTGGTCAGAACTGGGATAAGTTTTATCTTGAAAATATTATTGTATGGTGGAAAAAGAAAGCAGGTAAGAGATATGATAAGTTAAAAGCAGAGGGTAGATTCCGAAATAATGTAGAATTGTGGACAGAGGATGAGGACATACAAATCATTCGATAATAAATACTTAAAACTAGTGCGAAGGATGAAGACATTTAAAGAGTTCTTAGACGAGAGTAGTCTTAGTAGAATTAAAAGTAAGTCAGATAAAGGTGGTATTGCTTTGATGTCTGCATCAAGGGCTGATAAGTCTGCGAAGGAAAATCGTGCAAGAGCAAAACAATTAGATAGAGATATTCGTGGCAGAGGTCTAGGAGGTGCTACAAAGGTAACTGGTTCATACATGGAGAAAGATAAGAAGACTGGTGAAGAGAAGAAAGTAAAAGAGAGAAGTCATGTTGTTTCATCTGGTAAGATG